AAAGCCATAAAAAGAGTAAAATTTATACGGCCTATTTTTCCTGATTATTGAAAAGCGCCGAGTTATCGCTGCTTTTTACACAAAAAAAGTGATACCCGTTTGTATCACTTTTATCGTTCTAATATGGAACCGCACGACAAATTTAATACAAAGTGCACCCCCTACCATAAAAGCCGTTTAACGGGTGCACCCCCTACCCTTTATCCGTTTAACGGGTGCACCCCCTCTAATTTCTCTCTGCAATAAAAAACTCCAGTATCACGAAGATCTGGAGTCTTTTCGTAGTGCTTTTAGATTATTTTCTCAATGAAGGAAACACCTGAGTAGAACCTGAATTCGATTGTGTTGTCGCTATGGACCAGAGCCTCCTCGATGGCCGCGTTCCATATGCTTTGGTCCCACTCGGTGATTGCTTCGCCGTGGCTTTCTACCGTTTTCCTGAAGTCGGCGATTTCCTGTGCTTTGATGGCGTTCTTAACCTTTTCTTCATTAAGTTCGTCGACCTTTTTCTTGCACGAATCGTACCTCTGGCAGAGTGCATTGTACTTCGCCAAGTACTCATCCTGTGACTGCGCCTTAAAGGCGTTCTCGCCCACCATCTTGTTTGCCTTCTCCGACACCACGTCGATCTCGGTGCCGAGGTCATTGATCTCGTCGTCTATTCTCTTGGTGTCGCTCAGCTCGGAGATTATGAGGTCGCATGTCTGAACGACGGACTCCTTCCTGTCTCCGAGCGAGTTGTAGGCCTTGAGGAACAGCTCTTTTATCTGCCCCTCGCTGAGGTGGGGCGTGCTGCACCTTTTCTTCCCGTCGGAGAACTTCTCGTCGCATTGGTATATGACCCTCCTGTATTTGTCCGAGGTCGAATGCCAGACTTTGGGGCCGTAGCTCGCCCCGCACGCACCGCATTTGACCTTCCCGAGGAACATGTCGGTGCTGACGTGGTAGCCCTTCAGCGAGGCTCTTTTCGCAAGCTCAAGCTGGACGGATTCCCAGTCATCGGGGCTGATTATCGCCGGATGGCTGTTGTGGACGTAGTATTGAGGGACCTCGCCCTCGTTCTTCTTCAGCTTCTTCTCGAGGAAGTCGACCGTGAACCTCTTCTGCAGGAGCGCGTCGCCCTTGTACTTCTCGTTCTTGAGGATCGAGAGGACCGTCGATTGCCTCCACTTGCTCAGTCCCCTGGGCGTCTTGATTCCCCTTCCCTCGAGCTCCCCGCATATCGAGGCCGGGGTCTTTCCGCCAATGAAAAGCGAATAGATCAGCCTTATCGTCTTGGCTTCGTCCTCGACTATCTCTATCTTCCCGCCCTCGTTTTTCCTGTAGCCGAGGAAGCTGGAGTATGCGAGGTGGACCTTGCCGTCGCTGAACGACTTTCTCTGCCCCCAGGTGACGTTCTCGGATATTGACCTCGATTCCTCCTGGGCGAGCGAGGACATTATGGTTATCAGCAGCTCGCCTTTCGAGTCCATCGTGTAGATGTTTTCCTTCTCGAAGTAGCATTCGACCCCTTTGTCCTTGAGCTTTCTTATGGTGACGAGGCTGTCGACCGTGTTCCTCGCGAACCTGGACACCGACTTGGTTATGATGAGGTCTATCTTCCCGCCGAGCGCGTCCTTTATCATCTCGTTGAACCCGGTCCTTTTCTTCGTGTTGAGGCCCGAGATCCCCTCGTCCGTGTAGACCTTGACGAAGCTCCATTCAGGATTGGACTTGATTCGCTTCGTGTAGTAGTCGATCTGCGCCGAGTATGAGGTGAACTGCTCGTCGCTGTCGGTTGAGACCCTGGCGTATCCTGCGACCCTTCTTTTTAGGCCGGAGGAGGCGATAGGCTGATGCGTCGAAGGATTGATCTTCGGCGGTATGACCGTTACTTTTGGCATGATTCTGCCTCCTTTTGCCCTTTCGTCTTGATGCTGGCCTTCCGCCTCATCTCGTCGGTCCACGATAGGGACCTTGATTTGTACGACCATCGGTATTCGGCCTTTTCCCGATCGCTCAGCTCATAGACGAGCAGGTTGTTGGGGTAGACGACGACTTGCCTCACGCTCTCGTCAAAGGAGCCCTTGCTGAACGACTCTGTCCTGAGGGCTTCCTTGAACCCCTCGATCAGCGCTTCCTCGGGGACGTTCTTCGAGGAGCAGGACGACTTGCCCTCGTTGCTGCGCCTTGCGCAGGTCCAGACGAACTTGTCGTGGTTCTTCTTCCTTATATATGACCAGCCGCACACGCCGCATCTGATTTTCCCCTTGAACAGGTTTTCCTCCTTGTTCGCTTTGTTGGAATGGAACCTCTTTGTCCTTCTCGCCATTTCCTCCTGGGCCGCCATGAAGGTCTCCTTTGGGACGATGGCCTCATGGCTTCCTTCGACATGGTACTTGGGAAGGCAGCCGTCGTTCGCCCACGATCGCTTCTCGATGTAGTCCCTCCTGTATGTCTTCTGGAGCAGAAGCTCGCCCATGTAGATGTTGTTCTTCAGGATGACCCTGATGCAGCCCATGTCCCATTTGGCGTTCCCGAATCTCGTCAGCCTTCCTAGCTCTGTCAGCCTTTTGGCGATTCCCTGGAAGCCCATGCCGTCGATGTAGAGCTGGAATATGAGCCTTACCGTGTCGGCTTCCTTGGGCTCAATGACTAGCTTTCGGTCCCGCATCCTGTAGCCCAAAAAGGTGGCGCACCAGATCTGCCCTTCCTGGAAGTTCTTCCTGATTCGCCATTTCATGTTCTCGCTGACTGATTTCGCCTCTTCCTGGGCAAATCCCGCCAGTATCGATATCATCAGCTCGCCGTCGCCGCTCAGCGTATGGATGCTCTGCTCCTCGAAATAGACGTCGACCCCCAGGAGCTTCAGCTCTCGGACCGTCTCGAGGAGAACCACCGTGTTCCTGGCGAACCTCGATATGGACTTGGTTATGACGAGATCGATCTTCTTGGCCCTGCAGTCGCCGATCATCCTGTTGAAATTCTCCCTGTCGACCTTGGTACCCGATATCGCCTCATCGGAATATATCCCGGCGAACTCCCAGCCGTCATGGCCTTGGATCATGTTGCTGTAGTAGCTGACCTGATAGGAGAGGGAGTGGAGCATGGCGTCCTTGCCGGACGAGACGCGCGCGTAGGCCGCAACCCTGGTTTTTCTCTTTATCTCTGGGAATGCCTGTATCTTCGTGATTTTTGTATCCATTTTGTCGTTCTCCTTCCGTTCATATACATCGCTCTAAAAGGAGGTTTTATCAAGCTGGCTTTTTCGGTAGATGCTGTTGTTCCCGAGCCCGTATTTCTCAGCAATCTTCGGCTCGAATCTGGGATAGTCGCTTTCATCGAGGATGCCTTTCCTTATGAGCGACTTCAGCGCGCTGATCGCCGCCAGATATGACTCGTACCCCGCGAGCCTATCTTTCCCCATCGCCGCTCTCCTGGGCACGGTATCTGGCCTTTATGTAGCATTCGTGTGAGCAGTACTTCTGGCCCTTGTGCGAGTATGACGAAAACTCCCTGCCGCAGTATGAGCAGATTCTTTTCTTGCCGCTCGGCCTGGCGAGGGTTTTTCTCCTCTTGTTCCACCACTCGCTCCTGCATCTGTCGCAGCAGAAAGCCTTTCTGTGCCCGCCTTTATTGTCTATTTCCTTACCGCAGTTCCTGCATGAGCCGGCATTAGCGCTTTCGCCGCTGGATCTTCTGATGGCCGATTTGACGGTGTTCAGGGAGACGCCAAGCTCCCTGCTTATCCTTTTCGCCCCGTATCCCTTGGCCCTGAGGCCAAATATCTGCTCTTTTGCATCCGCCATGATCCAGCCTCCTGAAGATTCCCTTCAAGGGTTAAAGAACAGCGAGGGCGGAAACGGGTAAAAGCCCGCTAAAAAAGCAGGCGTTGCGGGATTTATTTAGATAATGAGCTTAGTCTTCCTTCAGCGCGTCGATCGCCTTGGAGATCTTCTTCCTCTGGCTTTCGCTGAGGCCGCTGATTTTGTCTTCCAGTGACTTCTTGAACGCGGATTCGGGGGCTTCGGTCTTGGTCAGGGTTATCCTGTCGCCTTCGCAGACGACCTCCACGTACTCGCCGCTTGCGAATCCGGCTTCCCTCAGCCATTGGCCCTTCAGGATGATGGTCGGGACCGGCTCGTAGTTGCCTCCGCCCATGGACTGCTCGTAGATTTTAAGCTTTCTAGACATAATGGTTATCTCCTTCAAGGGAAAATGCCCCTCTATATACATATAGGGGTCCAAAGACGTTTTTTTACCAAAACTTTTTTAAATTATACCATGAAGGCACAAAAAAAGACCTCCGGCCGGGCATTTAAGCCAAGCAGGAGGTCAGATAGTTAAGCGTTCTTCAGAGTGTCGATTGTAGCCTCGACCTGGGTTGTGATCCATTTGTCGAGGTCGCCGTAGTTGGCCTTGATGTAATCGGTCAGGTCGGTCCCGAGCTGGGACTTGATGATCTCGGTCGCCTTGCTCAGGGCGGTCTTCTGGGCTTCGGCGTCGAAGCTCCCACTTTTCTTCAGGGAATCGACGTAGGTCTGGAACACGGACTTGACCGCGCTCAGCACTATTTCCGAGGCCTTTGACAGAAAGGCGGCTGCCTTCTCGTCCTTGACCTTTGTGCCTATCCATTGGACGAGCTTCGATCCAAGCAGGCTGATGAGCGGGACGACCACCGCCGTCACGACGACGCTAAGTATGTTCAGCAAAATGTCATTCATGTTCTTTTCCTCCTAGATTGTGAATGTTCCCATCAGATATATGATGGTTGACCTTCTCCTCGACCAGGATGAGCCTTGCGTGAAGGTCGTCGTATTTGGCCTGGAGCTTGTCGAGAGACTTCTCTATCCTGTCGATGGACGACTTGATGTAGCCAACGTCGGAAAGGAGCACCCCCTCGCTTTTGCCGTCCTTCTTCTCATCGACCTTGGAGTTTCGGTGGAAGGCGAGGTAGGCGAAAAGGATGCTGGACAGGGTCCCGAGGACGCCGATGAACGTGAGCACTATTTCAATTTCCGTCATTTTCCAATCCCTCCTTCAGGGCTTTTATCTCCGCAAGATAGCCTCCGATCTTGTTTCTGTAGATCTCCCTGCCGACGGCCCCGCTGTAGTTCTTCTTGAAGCTGAGCATCTCGGCCTTGTATGAATCGGGGATCGTCGTGTCGTACTTCCCCGTTTCCTTGTGGCTTTCGAGCTGCCCCCTTATCCTGATGACGTGGTAGAACCTCTTGAGAGGGACCTCGCTGTCGATGTAGAGGAACATGAAGTAGCTGTAGACGGACTCCAGATACCTTGGGAGCGATGCGGTTATGTCGTACCCCACGAACTCGTCGTATTCCTTCTGGTAGCCCGGGTTGAGGTAGATGAGCGTGTCGTCTATCCTGCATTTGTCGTCGATGAAGAGCCTGTTGTACTCGCTCATCGAAGGATCGGCCTTCTGCCTTTTCATCATGTAGTCCTTGCCGTATATGAAGAGGTCGAAGTCCGCGCACGAGGTGTGGATGTAGCCCTCGAACCCGTCGGCGAACACGTTGATGTCCGTGTCGGATACGCTTTCGTCGTACGAGTCGTAGGCTATCGACCCGCCGAAGTACATGAACATGATCGTGTAGTTCTTGAGCATGTTGGCTATGTCCTCGTAAATCTGCGGCTTCGAGAACCTTTTGAGGACCAGGTCCCTTTTCTGCCTCAATTCGCTAATCATCTTCTGCCTCCTCGAAGCCCTCGACGTTGTCCTTCAGCCAGGCATATGCGCAGCTTAGGACGTTCCCGCCGAGGAATTTCTCGTAGTCGTCGGACGGGACGTAGATGTCGAGCGAGTCTATGAACTCGCAGCCTGCATCGCGCTTCTCCTTCGAGATGTAGGAGGCGACGCATATCGTCACCCCCTTGGTCAGCGCGTTCACGGAGACGCTGGTGACGCGATGGTAGCTTGCCGTGATCCCGTAGGATGAGCTTAATTCCTTAAATAGAGCCATGATGTTCCTCCTTCAATTAGCTTGTCGATGTCGAGTGGTATATGCAGATGACCTTGTCGGACGTCCTGATATAGACCTTGTTGTTCGTGTAGTCGATGGCCATCTCCCCTATCCTCGTAAGGGTCGATGTCGTGGGCGCCTTGGTGCCCCTTTTTATCACTATCGTCTGGGCCATCAGTATGTTCCTCCGTCGATGACCGATGTCGGCGTCAGGACCTTGCTTGAGTCGATGCCGATGTAATAGGACTTGATCGCCGGGTTGTATGACGAATTGAGAGAGTAATAGAGCTTAAGCCCGCCGCTTATGCACGATCCGGTCACGCCGGCGAGGGTCGAGCTGTACGCGACAGCGGCATTCGAGGAGCCGCACTTGATGTCCGATAGGTACATGTTCGCCAGCTTGGTCCTCTGCGCATCCGTCAGGTGAAGGTTGCTCGATACGTGGGCGTTGTAGGTGGAGGTCGATACCCCGCCTAGCTCGCTGAGGGTGACGGTCACCGTCCCGGTCTTGCCGTTCACCGACGTCACCTTGTCGGTCGGGGTCAATAGCTCCTGCCAGTTGGCGAGGGTCGAATAGCCCTCGGCCTTCAGGATGAATGATTCGTTGAGGTCGGTTCTGACCGCGATGTCCCCTACCTGGGCGGTTGACAAGGCAAGCATCGCGGCCTGGCTTGACACGACGAAGGTGTCGGTTATCGCGATCTGCGGGATGATGCTGGCCTTGAGCTTCCCGTCGCTGGAGACCACGGGTATCTTCCCCGCGGTGGTCCCGACGTCGAACTTTGATGCGCCCTTGAGCCCGAGCGCGCTTATCTTGGAGTCGATCGCGGAGTCCGCGTTCCCCCTTGAGTAGAACTCGATGTAGTCCGAGGCCGCGATCGGTGCGCTCGATGTCCCGGTCTTGTCGGCCTTCGAGACATAGAGGTTACCTCCGTTAAGGTCGATAAGAGGCTCGCCCGCCTTGATGGTCCCCGTCCCCACCAAGGGTCCGGTCCCAGAAGACGTCTTTCGTTTGATTTGGATTGTTGCCATTGTTTATTTCCTCCTAATAGCTGACATAGATTCCCTTTACCTTATGGGAGGTGTCTCCGGCGGTAAGGGTCAGGATGTTGTTTGATAGGGTCAAAGTGCCCTTGTAGGTAATCCCGAGATAGATGTAGGTGAAAGTGACGCAGCTGTACCCGCCGAGGATGGCGAGGTTGAAGGTCACGAGGTTGTTGCAGATGTAAAAAGACACCAGTCTGGTGTCCTTTGCCGCAAGAGACGTGAGGTGGAACGTGTGCTTCCCGTCAGAGTAGGAGTTGTAGGCGATGTAGTCCGTCTTTATCCCGTACTGCTTGGAGCCGATCGTCCCGTTGATCTCATCCTTCGCCGAATCCAGCTGGTCCTTGTCGGTCCTGATGTAAACGAGGGGCGAGGTGTCGACCGTGAGTGATGATGCCGTCTTCCTGTAATAGCAGACCGGAAGCTCGAACACCCCTTCCTCCTCAAGCAGGTTCGTCTGCGTGAGGCTCGGATAGGAGCTGGCCGCTTCCTTGAGCTCCAAAGTGACCGTATTAGCCGACGTATCGGCCCTGATGACCGCTATCCCGTAGGCCGAAGAGTCAAGGGTGACCGTTACCGAGGTGTTCTTTTCGACGTAGACTCGTCGCCCGTAGATCGAGACGAACCCGTCGGCGAACGTTATCTTCCCGTTTGAGACGCCGGGGGATATCCTGCCGCCCAGGTCATAGAAG